CTGTAATAGCTGCAAATTTTTGTCCTGCTTGTACAACAAAACCTAAAAGATTAAATAAAGTTGTAGAAGGCTCTGTGAATGGTAAATTAAAAAACTGATCTCTTATGTTTCCGCCTGGTGCATCTACATCTCTAAACTCTCCAGGTTGAATTGGTTGATCATCATCTCTAACTCTAATTCCTCTAGACTTAAATCCTGCTGGTAAATTTTTCAAAGTACCTGCATCTATCAATTGTCTTAATGATTGTGTTGCAGCTCTACTTAATCCACCAATCATATGTGTCAAACCAAAACCATAAAAGCCTAATCCTGGTAAAAATTTGAAATGAACAAAATATTCTGTTCTAGCATATGAGATATCGTTTGGTTTGTAATTTCTATAAATTGATAGTATTTCTCCTGAACCTTCGTCTATTGTAACAAGATAAGGTATTTTAACTTTTTTTGCTTTATCATCAAAATCCTCGTAATCTTCTAAGTTTAAGTCTACGTGCATTTCTAAAATTGTGTGTAAAGTATCGGATTCAGTTTTTTTAACACCTTGTAATTCATCGACCTTCTGCTGCACTCTGTCTGTTTGATCAGTTGGAGTCATAAGTTTTACATCTCTATAAAATCCCGCTGCAATTTTTTTGGTAACTTCGTTCTCTGTCATTTTAATAACATGAGTTATTCTTTCACAATCTTTTAGATCTGATGCATAGTATGGAACTACTAGATCTTCAGCAGGTATAAACTTAGAACAAGGTCGTCCTAAAATTTCATCGTAATATATTTTTTTAAATGTGCTACCGGACAATGGTAAATAAAATAACATCTGATCCATATCAGTTGTGTATTCTTCCATCTCTTCCATTAAAAGATAATTCATGTATTCTTTTACACGATCTGCTTGAGCTTCTATTTGAGGTGTTTGTAAACCCACAACTTTAGTTCTTACAGGACCATCAGAAGGTATTAATTCTTTGTAGGCTTGTGCTTGAAACTGAGTAACAGACTCAGCGAGTAATGGATGTGTTACACCACTTGCACCTCTAAATGGTTTTGTAACCTCTTGATATTTAGTTCCTAGTAGTTCTAAACCTTTGATGTAAGCTTCTTCCCATTCTTTTCTTGATGATTTATCTTTTTTATATTCTGCAATTAAATCATTTGCCATAGATGATAAAGTTCTTTCATCCATATCTTCTGCAAGATTGGCATTGAAGTCATCTTGAGGTCTTTCCTCTACAACTTCTTCTTCTCCTTCTACGGATACGTCAATTGGCAACCCCTCAGGTTGTTCTTGTATATCTTCTTCTAAAATTTCGTTATTTTTCTCTACAGCCATAATTAATTGTATCCTATTGGTTTAAACATATCTACTACAAGTCCACCTCTAGATTTATAGGTTTTTTGCGTACTTCTCATAAGCGGGTTCACTTTAATCGCAAATGCATCAAAATACAACCTCGGATCTCCGTCTGGAATTAACTTAGATCCACTAAAAGGATTTAAGGATACTTCGTCATGATATTCACTAGTAATCTTTTTACCTTTTTGCACTTTATCTGGATATTTAAATTCATCTTTTTTAACTTTTTTATATGGCATTTTAGGATCAGATAGTGAAATCTTTGTTGGTTTAGCTTCTGAATTATAAAATCTAGCTTGTCGTTTCATTAGATCTGGCATGACAGCTTTACCTTTACCACCAATACCTTTACCAGTTGCATAACCATAGAATCTTTCATTACCTGCTTTATATCCTTGTCTAAAACTTAATTTATTAAATGGAGCCACAGCTACATAATCAACACCTTCACGTGCAGCTTTCTGCATTAAGTATTTAAGAGCATGATCTCCATATGCATCTGCTTCAACCATAGGAAAGTAATCATATTTTTGAACTCTACTTCCATAAGGATCTGTCGATGGTCTGAATACATTATTCATTTTTGTTTGAATGTCTCTTGCATCTCTTGATAATGCTTGAACTTTATTAGGTTGACCTTTTGCAACAGCTTCCGTGATCTCTTCCATTAACTTGTTTCTATTTGATGCAAGTAAATTTAATTCTAGATCTGCTTGGAAAGGATTTGTTCTAGCCTCTCCTGATAATTGTTTCATCTTTGTTAATTCTTTAGCAACCCTTTGGTTAACATCAGATTGTATTTCATTAATCATAAATACTTTTTTACCTTCAGGAGTAAATCTTGTATCGTATCTCACATGATAGATTTGATTTTTAACTCCTGTATCACTAAAGTGACCTGGATCTGTAAAAGGTTTTTTATTTGACTTAATAGGCTCATCTAAATAAAAAATTGTTTCTTTATAATCTTTACCGCCTTGTAATGTGTAGCTTGTTTCATTCTGATATTTTGTTTTTGTATTCTTTAATGGAGCCACTGCACTATTTAATTCAGCTTCAGCTTTATTTAAAATTCTTTTCTCTTGTTCTCTTACATCAGGTCTAGCTTTTGCTCTTCTTAAAGCCTGTCTCAAATTATTAAACACACCTTGACCAAGTTCACCATTTTTCATAGCTCCCATTTGGTATAAAGCATCATCTAGATTAGATACTAAATCACTATCTGTTCTAAATTTGTTTTTTACAACGTTAATTGAGTTAGTCATGTTTTTGAAAGCAATGTCAAAATTTTCTTGAGCACCTTTCTGTATACCAAGTTCCATAGGTTTTAATCTGTTTACAGGATTCAATTTTATCATGGCACCTATTTCGTTTGCATCTAATTTTAATCCAAACTTTTTAGCTGCATATAATAACCCACCTGTAAGATCTCCTGCTTCATTAAAAATAGCAAGGTTGGTATCAAATAATTCTTCCTTAGATATATTTACTTCTTTACCTACAAAGGGTCCTGAATCGTATTTAAATCTTTTCTCAGTTCTCTCAAACTTCTTAGCTGGTTGACCAAATATTTTAAAGTTAACAGTTCTGCTTCCTGTTAAATGATTTAACCATTCATCAGCTGTGTATTTACCTCTTCCCATTTTCATCGCCCAGTCATACGTAGAAGATCCAAATGCAGGAGCGATGTCATCTCCCATTTGTAATGCTTTAGTTTTTTTAAGAATTACAGGAGGATTCTTCATCTCCTGCTTAACTAACTCTTGACCTTGTGCTTGTGATGATTTTGGTTCGTAAGTTATTTGACGTTGCTGTTGTCCGGTAGCCGGTGTAGCTGATTCTTTCTTACCTTTAAGAAGCCGCTTCCCAAACTGAAATAAATTTCGAAGGGACATTATCCCTCCTAGTACATTTTTGTAGGTTTGTTTCTACCCAGTTTACATTTTGCCGTAACACTGCCACCTGATCTTAAAAGTTTGTATTTTGGTTTTTTACTAGGATCAGCAGGCATACGTTCAAATTTAGGCTGCCTTTTAGGGTCTCGAGGTAAAGGCATTCTTTCATATTTTGGTCTTGGCATTTGAATTCTATCGTTAAATCTTTTTCTTCTTTTTTGTTCTTTTTTAGCTTTAACTATTTCCTTTGCTTTCTTACCTGCTTCTTGTGCCATTCCAAGAGGAGTAAGTTTTGAAGCTGTTCCTGCCATTTCTCCAAGATAACCAAGTAAGGAACCTGCTTTGTCTTTTATAATTTTTTTATGTTCTTTAGCTTTAGATACTCCACCACCGATATCATAACCCATAGGTCTTTTCATCATTCCGCCACCCATTTTTTTAAATCCTTCATTTGCATCAGTGTTTCTTAATTTACTTGCTGCAACTCTACTTCCTTCTATAAATGTATTTTTTCTATTTTTTCCTTTAGCTCTTGATTCTTCTAATTTTTTATTTAAGTAAGCTTTAGCTGCAAGTCCAACTCCAGCAACTCCTGCTGCAATCTTTCCAACCTTGGTTGCTTTAGCTGCTCTCATTGCTCTGCCGCCTAATTCTTTTCTTCTTTCAATAAAACTCTTAGGGCCTTTTTCAGTAGTTTTCACTAAATCTGAATAAGGATTTTTACCTCTCATTAAATTTTTGTGTAAAGACTTTTTATTAATTTTAACTCTGTTAATGACAGGAAGATCTAAACCACTTCCTCTTTTAGCTTTCATGACTTTGCCTGGTTGAACCTTCTCATCTTGTAAACCCATGCCTCTGCCTTTTGCTTTTTCTGCTCTAAGC